CAGTAATTACAGGTAGATCAGAACCTTTAGCATTAGCTTTAATGTGATGCTGATTAATATGTATTCTAGTCTTCATCTTCTTCTCCAATAGCTTTCATTGCAATCTTTAAACCTTCTACTACACCTTCATGCCAAGCCTTTTGTATCTCACCTGTAGCTGCAAATGATTGACTCTCTGTATTTTCATAGATCTCATTGGCTAAAAGTAAACGAACATAACCTAAATTAACTGGTTCTTTTTGTTTAATCATATTCATTTCCTTAAACAATTTTTTATTTATTACTTCATTTAATTCACTAAATAAATCACTCATACTTATTGTTCTCCTGTACAATCGACTACGATTTTAATTGATGGGTTCCTCATCTCACTAAGTCTAAACGCTTCTGCCATTACATCTTGGCTAGTAGCATGACAACTAAGTAAGATATCACCATCAGTTATAGACCAGCCTTTAGAGCCAGCTTTCTCTACTAATAGTTCACGTTCTACCATGATTGATACCTACATTATATAAAGTGTAATGAGCAGTTTTACATCTTACTCAGGATAGGAGGGAAACTAAGCTGCTAATCTAAAAGTATTATCTGTTTGGATAATCTTTCTAATTCTCTCAGAAGCTTGAGTTTGTAAGGAGGTTACTGTATTACCAGTATTCTTGCGAGTAACTTCTTGACCTTTGGTACTCCAATCAGTCATGACATTATACAAAGACCATAAGTTACTACCTAGGCTTGGCTTGTACTCTGACTTCCATAGATTCCATAGCGTTGCTAAAGAACTATTGACTCTTGAGCTACCATCCTTGTTCTGAGTAGCTTCTTCAAGAGTTTCTAAGATACTAGATGTACCATTGTTAATTGAGTCTACACTATTCAAAGCGTATGTATTCTTAGATAACTGAGCTATAACTTGCCAAGCTTGCTCATCTGTTACAGGTGTGTTGATCCAGCTATTCCACTTGTCTGACTCACTCAAGAATGTCTCAAGACAATTCATAACTTGAAGAGCACCTTTCTCATAGTTAATATTCTTTGTATGTCTCTGCTTAGATACTGCAAAGACACTACCGAATACACACTTATTAAGGCATGCCCAACGCTCTGCACCACCCTCAAAGATAGTAGGCCAGCTACCATCAAAGCTGTTACGACACAGTATATCTAAAGCAACTGGGCCTGTATTACCTACAGTAATCTCATGTGCCGGGAAACTATAACGAGCATAAGCTCTAGCACCTTCATGTGATACAGATATTTCTCTCTTCATACCAGAAAGATCTAAGTCAGAAGCAACTATCTTATCTTCAACAGCTTGGAACTGTTGCATGTGGCTATAGTCATTAGTGTACTTATCACCTACTACTGCTAACTGCTGACCTGTTTGATTATTAAGCAATATCTTTTTATTAAGAACTTCATTGCCACTGTAATAAGAATGATCTTCATTAGATCTTTTGTAATACATAGGAACTTTAGTAGTCCCAAATGTAAAGTCTTCATCCCAACCACCTAAGTCTACGATGGTTTGCTTTCTAGTAGTATACTGATTATTTAAATTAACTAACATTATATTTTTCCTTTATATAATAATACAAGATTGTAGGGTTTCCCCACAAGAAGGGGAACCCGAAAGTCGTAAGTTACTTTACTATGTGTGTGAACTTTGATAGTGCATCTGCATTATGCAAACTATTAATCAAAAAATCTGCTGCTAAATCCCACTCCTTTTTATATTGTTTTTTAACTATGCGTTCTTTTAAAACACAATGACCACCTAACCCCAACAATACTGACACAGCTCTCCAGCCTTGATCGTTATGAACTTTATTAGTTCTTACTCTAGCTCTAAGATAATTAATCTTATCTTCATAGGTTAAATACTTATTAGATTCTTTCATTTTTTACCTCTGTTAGTAATGATTATAATTAAAATAAATCCTTTATGTACATAGCAATCAATAGCAATTTTCGTACATAAAGGGCTTAACCCTTAAAATCTTTATATATGATACCTTCCCCTATATACTTATGCAACTCTTCTTTTATGAAACATGTCACACAACTCAGACCATTCTTGTTTTTCTGTTCAGACTTAAAGATTGTCATAGATCTAATTGGCTTTTCTACTTTACATAAGACACAATTTGCTGTACTGTATTTGTATACTTCCATTTACTTTATATCCTGTTTAATTTCATAAGCTAAAATATACATTGCAGCAAACGAATATATAATAAAAGCTACACCTGTTACACTAAATATATAATGTATATTCTGATCAGTAAAGTAATATAAATAACTTGACCAACTACCAAACCACAGTAGCATCAAACAAAAACAAGTACCTATTAAAAACTTTAAAGCTATAAGAAACTCTTTCATAATTTTATGTCCTCAAAGTCTGGATAACTATCCATTTTAATAAGCAACTGATCATTGCCATATTTTTCTAGCTCACTATCAATTAACCAAGAGTAACGTACTGCTGTTACACTATAATAAAATATATTATGTTCTTGTTGCTGTACAATCTTTACAGGTTTCATTAGCTCTTCATCAGACATCTGATCTAAAAATGTCTTTAATAATTTATAATTCATATCTATTCCTTTTTAATATTCCAACATTACCTAGCTAGTGTAATCCTTTTTTAGCTAGTAGGCAGTTTATAGACTTACCTAGGTCTTGAAGCTTACTAGATAGAACAGATGTCATCGAAGTTATGAGCTACCACTTTAACACTAGCTCTCTTAGGTCTGAGGCTAGGATCATTACTGAACTCCCAAGCTTCTGTAGGCTTTCTCAAGCTCTCATCAGCTTCTATATGATCCAGTACTAGATCCTGTACTTTCATTGGGAGATGTGGATGCTTTGGCTTACCCTCGCTATCTAGGCCGTTAAGCAAGTCATAGCACACGCTAGTAGTGAACTTAGGTAGCTTATCTATTACCGCCAGAATTGCTGTACGATAAGCGTAATTAGAACGTAAGCCTCTAGCCAATACTTGTTCTTTAGTAATAGCTGTGAAGGATACATCATTAGAAAACCGAAGAGCTACTGCCACCTCAATATATGAAGATTCAGTAGCTCTAGAGTCAACAGTTGAAGGCTCATTAGAGGCATTAGAGTTATTAGAGAATAGTCCCATTTGTTTTTCCTTAGGATAGTTTAGTTAGTAGATCACAAAATATTTTTTCTGACCCAAAGGGGAGGAGGAAAAAATAGTAGCAAGGAAGGATGTTGTTTAGGGATTAAATGGGAATATTGAGAATAACTCTATAAACTGTTGACTCTAGTAGGTTTTCTAGCCTTCTTAGTGCAATAAACTAAGTGTATTAGGAGGCTAGAGAGCTTACGTGTACCAGTGAACTGCTGGGGTGTGTAGACTTGTAGGCCCTAGAAGCTGATCTAGGTCTATAGCTGGCTGAGAGAGCTAGTCTACGCTATAGCTAGGGGCTAGGCAGGCTGCCACCCCCCCTAGGGTATATAGATAGCAATGTTATACATTTTGAAAGGGTTAAGGATGTGTACCAGACTGTGCGGACTATTAAACCTAATAGACTTTAAAGTATATATGGTTATCTCTTATAGCATGTTGTTCGGTTAGTGGGGCTACTTATATAGTAGTTATATAATATATGCACTCCCGGCTAGGGACTGCTCCAGTATAAGGTTTTATATTGTATTTGTCAAGAATTATTTTAATTAATGCTTGACATATTACTATATAGTACCTATACTTATCAAGATGAATTACTTATCTCATAAAACAAAGAAAAAAGAACTAACTGAAATGCAACAAACTTTTCTTAATAAAGTAGTTGATACAGGAGGTGATCTAAAAATAGCTGCGGAGCTTGCAGGGTATCAGGGAAATCACTACCAAGTAATAAATAGTCTAAAAGACGAATTAGTGGATTTAGCCCAAAACCTCTTAGCTCAACATGCACCTAAAGCTGCGTTTAAAATGGTAGAAGTTATGGATTCTGAACGTCCTATACCACAAGCAAATGTTAGATTACAGGCAGCACAGCAAATTTTAGATCGCGTAGGCGTAGCTAAAACAGAAAGAATGAGTATTGAGCATAATATACAAGGTGGTTTGTTTATACTACCTACTAAAGAAACGGTAGTTTTAGATATGGAAGAAAGTTAAATGGAAATACCAGAAGGTTTTATACGAAGAGCTACTTCTACTATACCTTTTGGATACGAACTTTCTGATATTCAAGGGTGGTTAAAGCCTATTGAAGAAGAATTAAACTCTTTAAAACTTATAACAGACATGATAGCTAATGAAGACATTAGTTTAAGAATGGGTTCAGAGTGGTTAGAGTATAAAACGGGGAGATCTTTTTCTCCTAGAGGACTTCAAAAATATATAGATAAAACTTATGGCAGAAGAGCAGAAAGATTGGGAATTACATCCTAATAATTACTTAACAGATGAAGAAGGTTCTTTTGTTTTAAAGAAAGATGGTACACCTAAAAAGAAAGCAGGAAGACCTAAAGGAACAACTTCACAGTATAATTATCATAGTTCTACTAAAGTTAAAATACAAGCTAGAAGAAGTGTTTCTAAACAAAAGAAAGATATAAAGAATTTAACAAATAAGTTAAATACTAAAAAATCTAGATTAAAAAATAAAGAAGAAGTCTTTAAAAAGCTAGATGATATAAATGATAATAAGATTGTTGAAGAAGATAATTTAGAAGATTTACCTCAGTCTGTGAAAGAGCACTTAAAAGCCACTAACCAAAATATTGTATTTAAGGCTAATGAAGGGCCTCAAACAGATTTCTTAGCTGCTGGAGAACTTGATGTTCTTTATGGTGGAGCAGCTGGAGGAGGTAAATCTTATGCTATGTTGGTTGATCCTTTAAGGTATGCTCATAAAGCAGCACATAGAGCTTTAATATTAAGACGTTCTATGCCTGAATTAAGAGAACTTATAGATAAGTCTAGAGAGTTATACCCACAAGCTTTTGCAGGATGTAAATTTAGAGAAGTAGAAAAGCTTTGGAATTTTCCAAGTGGAGCTAAAATAGAATTTGGATTTTTAGAAAGAGATGCAGATGTATATAGGTATCAGGGACAAGCTTACTCTTGGATTGGTTTTGATGAAATAACTCACCTGCCTACTGAGTTTGGGTGGAATTATTTAGCATCACGTTTACGAACAACTGATCCAGAGATTGTCCCGTACCTACGCTGTACAGCTAATCCCGGTGGTGTTGGCTCTACTTGGGTTAAAAAAAGATATGTAGATCCTCAAATACCGAATGAAAGTTTTCAAGGTAAGGACGGATTAAGTAGAAAGTTTATACCTGCTAGATTGCAAGATAATCCTTTTCTAGCTGTAGATGGTAGATATGAGAAAATGCTCAAAGCTTTACCTGAAGTACAGCGTAGACAGTTACTAGAAGGTAATTGGGATATTACAGAAGGTGCGGCTTTTCCAGAGTTTGATGTAGAACTCCATGTTATTCCTCCTTTTGAAATACCTATAGGTTGGGAAAGATTAAAAGGAATTGACTATGGTTATGCTTGT